GTAAACGAAATCATCACTGAAGACGAACAAGGTAAGGTCGTTGAGTTGAATCTCGACGATGTCGAACTTCCTGATGCTGCAAAGAAGAAATATCAGGACGAGTTCTCAAAGATTTTGAAGATGTTGGACTTCACTGGTGAAGGTTACAACCACGTTCGACGTTGGTACATTGATGGTCGACTCTTCTTCCATCCGATTATCGACAAGGAACGTCCAGCTGACGGAATCATCGAACTGCGTTACATTCCACCAACAACAATGAAGCTGGTCAAAGAAGTTGAACGAGTTCGTGATGGTGAAATGATGCTCAATCGTGTAACGAAAGAGTACTATGTATATGACCCAGGCAAAAAATCAATCGGAACAAGTATTGCTGACAAGACTCGAGCATATCTTGGTGGCCCGTCGTCTTTTGCAGCAACAGCACAACCAAAACGAATCCAAGTTGAAAAGCGTTCCATCGTCACAGCCAACTCAGGCATCTACGATGACGACTTGTCAACACTTGTATCACATCTCCACGCCGCACTGAAAGTTGCAAATCAGCTTTCAACGATGGTCGACTCACTTGTCATCTATCGTATTGCTCGTGCTCCTGAACGTCGCATTTTCTATGTCGACGTCGGCAACATGAACAAGCAAAAGGCTGAGCAGTACATGAAGGACTTGATGTCCAAGTTCAAGAACCAAGTGACGTATGATGCGTTGACTGGTGAAATCAAGGACGCTCGTCGAAACCTCAACATGATGGAAGACTTCTGGATTCCACGTCGTGAAAAGGGTAACGCAACTGAAATCACAACTCTTCCTGGTGGATTGACACTTGGGCAGATTGATGACATCAATTACTTCAAAGAAGAGTTGTGGCGTTCATTGAAGATTCCGAAGTCTCGTTTCGCAGCAGACCAAGCGCCAGGCCTTGTCGGTATCGGCCGCTCTTCTGAAATCACTCGAGACGAAATTCGTTTCCAGAAGTTTATCGACCGTTTGCGCAATCGTTTCGGCAACATGATTATCGACTTGCTCGGTGTTCAACTTGTTGCAAAGAAGATTACAACTTGGGAAGACTTTGATGTCCTCAAGGAAACAGTGAAACTCAAGTGGGCGCAAGACTCGTTCTTTGTTGAGATGAAGGAAACTGAAATCATCCGTGAACGTGTAACGACACTCCAGATGATTGACCCATTTGCTGGAAAGTGGTTTGATGATGATTACATCTTCAAAACTGTTCTCCGTCTATCAGCGGATGAAGAAGCAAAGGCAAAAGCTGCCAAAGGTGCATTTGATAAACAACAACAAGCAGACCAACTCGCTGGTGTCGGCGGTGGAGCCCCTGCATTTGGTGGACCGCAGTAATGAAAGACTACAAAGCAATTCTTGATGAAAAGCTCGAAGCTCGCTTGGATGAAAAATTCAAGCGAGTTGTCCGTGCGGGAAAGATTGTCCGCAAGCAAGTGGCCAGAAAGGGATTCAAGATTGTTCGTTCGAAGGGTGGAAAACTCAAACAGAAACGTATGACCGTTGCTGAAAAGAGAACCCGCAAAATTGCATCGACTCGAGCATGGAAAAAGAACAAATCAAGCCGAATGACTCGTGTTGTGCGAAAAAGAAAGATTAGCATGATGCGTCGTAAAGCTCTAATGGGAGGAAGGTAATGATAAAGCACATGCAACAACCACACGAAAAATTTCACATCGTTCATCGTGCGTCTGACGTTGTTCACTCAAGTCACGACACTGAGAAGGATGCGTACACAAAATTGATAGGCGACAAAATTGATGGTCGTTACTATCACCCAGACTACAGCGTCTATTCAGACTCTGAGTTTGCAAAGAAAAAAGCAGCAAAGAAACCGAAAGGATAAGAAATGTCATCACTACTCAGATTCGCCACCGACGAAGGTGGTATCATCTTCGAATCACACTTCCTCACTGAAGGCGCAGGAGCCGAAAAGAAGCTCTACGTCGAAGGTGTGTTCATGCAACAAGAGAAGGGGAATCGCAACAAGCGAGTCTATCCAACTCGTGTTCTGCAACCTCAAGTGGAAGCGTTCATCGAAAACTACGTCAAGACCAATCGAGCTGTGGGTGAATTGGAACATCCAAGCACATTCACCGTCAACCCAGACCGTGTGTCACATCGCATTGTTGAAATCAATCGCGAAGGCAACGACTACATGGGTAAAGCACTCGTCCTCAACACACCAATGGGTAACATCATCAAAGGTCTCGTTGAAGGTGGTGTCCAAGGCGGCATGTCATCTCGTGGTCGTGGAACAACAAAGAATCTCGGAAATGGTTTGTCTGAAGTTCAAAACGACTTCCGCCTCAGCACAGTTGACTTCGTGTTGAATCCATCTGGCATCGATTGTTGGGTTGACCCAATACTCGAAGGTGAACTGATTGAAGAGGCGTTGATGGCTGATGGAAATCTCGCCCACGAATTTGAGCAGTTCCTTGCTGCAAAGCAACGAATCAAGGAATCTCGTCGCACAGTTCGTGCACCAATGACGATTGAATTGCTTGAGAAAATGCTAGCAAAGTTCTAACCACTAAATAGTGGTGATACAAATTTTATTTTAGGAGAATCAACATGGCTGTAAGCAAAGAGGATATTGAAAAGCTCCGTGCTCAAGGTCTGACTCACTTCGCAACCCTTCTGGAATCACACGCATCTGCTGCAATTGATGAGAGTGACAAGGATAAGGCTGCAATTGGGGCAGGCTCTGGTGATGCACCGGCAGCAGACAGTATCGGCGCACTCTTCGAGGGTCAAGATGAGGCAGTTGTCAAAAAGGCGACTGAACTATTCGAGGCTGCTGTTGGGAAGAAGGTCGATGCACGCATGGCACTCGTCGAAGCACAAGTCGCAGGACAAATGCAAGCGTATGCCGCACAACAAGACAAGACTGTCAACGAATATCTTGACACTATCGTCACTGAATGGCTGAAAGAAAACGAACTCAAGATTTACGAATCTTCTGTCGTTGAACAGGCGAAGGTGATGATTGCTCAAGTGAAGACTCTGTTCGAAGGAATGGGTCTGGCATTCGACGACCAAATCATGGCGAAGAAACTCGCCGAAGCTGAAGCTGCGATTGCTGATTCTAATGCAATCATCGAAGCTCAAGAAGCTGCTCTCATCAAGCACGACATCACTGCTATCGTAACTGAAGCAAAAGTCGGCCTGACTGTCGAACAAGCTGCTGCTCTCGACAAAATCGTCGGTGAATCTGAATTTGAAGGAATCGACAAGTTGAAGGAAATTCTTCCAACTATGGTCGAAGCTGCAAAGAAGGATGATGGCGTTCCACCTGCAGATGACAAAGATGCAAAGGGTGACGACGACAAAGGTGGTGTAATTGGCGACAAAGACAAAACCAAAGACAAAGGTGCTGACGCTGATGCAACTGAAGCCGAAAAGGTTGCGGCTGCTGCGAAGGTAGTGAAAGAAGCTGAAGAAAAAGCTGCCGCAGATGCTGCTGCACTTGCTGAAGCTGAAGCTGCTGCTGCACTTGCTGCAAAACCAAAGCTCGACCCATTGGTGGAAGCTACACTCGCTCAACTGCGTCGTGGAAGCCGTCCAGCCAAGAAGTAAGCCACGGAATTAAGTTTCGCTAAATAACAACGTAATAAAATTTTTATTTGAAAGGAAGCACAACATGCTAAACGAAGCTCTTGAAAACACATGGGGCGAGATTCTTGATAGCGTTGAGGGTGTCGAAGCCATCAAGGGCGACTACCGTCGTACTGTCACTGGAATCATGCTCGAAAACGAAAAGAACGCTCTTGCTGAAGCTGCACCAACTAACGTTGCTGCCGGCGTAGCAGGATACGACCCAGTTCTGATGAGTATGGTTCGCCGTGCTGCACCGAAGATGATTGCATTTGACATCTGTGGTGTTCAGCCGATGACTCTGCCAACCGGACTCGTGTTCGCAATGCGTTCCCGCTACACCAACCAATCTGGAACTGAAGCGTTGTTCGCTGAAGCAGATACCACATTCTCTGGAACTGGTGTCTACACTTTGTCGGCAACTACAACCAACGCCAGCGCAACCGTAACTGTTGACGACTCTTCACGTCTCGTCCCAGGAATGGCAATCGCAGGAACTGGTATTCCAGCATCAACAACAATCGCGACTATCGTTGACAAAACGACAATCACTATCTCTGCAAACGCAACTGCATCTGGTACCGTAACTGCGCAAGCAACCGTGTATCAAAGCAACGGCGTGGGTGATGGTCTGACTACAGCGACTGGTGAAGGTGATATCACTGCGAAGATGGGTTTCAGCATCGAGAAGATTCTCGTTTCTGCAAAGACTCACCAACTCGCAACTGGTTACTCTGTTGAGTTGGCACAAGACTTGAAGGCATTGCACGGTATCGACGCTGATGCTGAGCTCTCTTCAATCTTGACAAACGAATTGCTCGCTGAGCAAAATCGTACCGTTCTCCGCACTGTGTACTACGCAGCGAAGGCCGGCGCTCAAAAGGGTACTGCAACTGCAGGTACTTTCAACGTGAACGGCACTGACTCCGACGGTCGTTGGATGGGTGAAAAGTTCAAGTCTCTGCTCTTCGCAATCCAACGTGATTCGAACGCAATCGCAGTTGACACCAAGCTCGGTCGTGGTAACGTGCTTATCTGTTCTCCAGACGTAGCATCTGCTCTGGCATCAACAGGTTTGCTGAACTACGCTCCAGCATTGGAAAACTTGGAAGACCTCGGAAGCGACTTCTTGGCAAGCACATTCGTTGGTACACTCCGTGGCCAAATGAAGGTGTTCGTTGACCCATACGCAACCGCAGACTTCTACGTCGTCGGCTTCAAGGGCAACCAGTACCAAGCAGGTATCTACTTCTGCCCATACGTTATGGCACAGATTTACCGTGCGCAAGATCCAGCATCGTTCCAACCTTTGCTCGGTATCAAGCAACGTTATGGTTTGGTCGCAAACCCAATGAACGGTTCGAGCACGAATAACAATGGCTTAGTTTTTAGAAATAACTCATATTACCGTAACGTTTCTGTGACCAACCTGTACTAAGTTGGTCTGACGGTTTAAGAAATGCAAAAGCCCACTTCGGTGGGCTTTTTGTTGACTACGCTAAATATACGTATGAACTTCAAGCCAACATATCTCTACATTAAACAGCATGCTATCACTGGCATGTTGTACTTTGGAAAGACTACACAAGCTGATCCTATCAGGTATCGCGGATCAGGATTGTACTGGAAGTCTCACATCAAGAAACATGGACTGTCTCATGTAGTTACGCTCTGGTATGACATATTCAACGATGTCGAATCATTGATGACATTCAGTAAGGAATTCTCTACGTCAATGAATATCGTTGCGTCTCCAGCGTGGGCTAATCTAGTCGAAGAAACTGGAATCGATGGTGGGACTGTTGGTCGTACGTTGTCTGATGAAGTAAAGCTGAAAATTTCACTATCAGGGACTGGATGGAAGCACACAGACGAAGCTAGAAAGAAAATTTCTAGTGCTGCTAAAACTAGGGTCGTTTCTGATCAAACGCGAAAAACGTTAAGTGAAGTTAGACGAGGTACTCAAAAGTCTGATAGAATGAAAAAGTCATTAAGCACAAACACGTCCGCAAGAATTTTATGTTCATGCATTGTTTGTAGAAAAGAAGCTAGCATTCCTCACTTATCCCGTTATCACAAACATCACTAAATTAAGATATGAAAATCAAAGAAATCATTCACAACGTCAAACATCCATCAAAGCTAAATCATGAGGGTGAAACCTATTGGCCAACCAACAAGACAGGAACGTCAGCAACGGGAATCAAGGGTGCAGAGTATGAGTCGCATGACCTTGAAGGAAAGAAAACCGGAAAACGAGTTTGGCATTTCGCCAACGGGAAGATACAGAAGGACTGATATGAAAATCAAAGAACTGATTGAAGCAGAACTTCCCGACTCGAGTCAACCATTCACCGTCAACCACGAAGGTAAGCGATTCTGGAAGACTCAAGAGAAGAAGGATTCACACACAAAGTATGAAGAAAAGAATGATGACAACAAACCAACAGGAAATGCAGTTTGGCGTCATTCGTCTGGCAAAATTGTCAAGACACTTTAATTCAAGCCAGCTTCAAACTTTCGAGCGTCCAGCATGGTTTTCAAAAGAAATGGACGCTGATTGCACATCTTAATGCCCTCCTCCAAGAGGGCTATTTTTTGCTTTGCAACTTCAATAGCAGAGACTTGCTTCTGAAGTATGTCATCAGCCTCAAGGAAGATGTCCAAATCAGTTTTGAGGATGCGCAATGATGCGAATCGTTCAGTCTTCAACTGTTCAGGAGTCGCCTTCCCAGAGTACACTAACCAACGGTCCCTATACAAACACTCCAAGTCACGTTCGAGAGCCTGTAGAACGCCCTTCTCCTGCGTTCTCAGCCATATCAAACGGGCGTGTATCTTCGGAGTTTCGTGCGCGTCATTGGATATGGACGCACCAAACACTCCTGCTTTATCAATTTCTGCTTTTATTTCTGTGAGATTCATTGGACTATCCCTAGATTACGAAGTCATAGTATGCTATGTTCAGATGGAATAATCAAGTGATTTTTTGCAACTAAATTTAAGCACTACAATCTTGTAATGGTGTTCATATGAGTTTCGCTCCAGTCAATTCAAATTTTCTACAGTCGAACGGATATGTTGTAACGTTCGAACGCTCGCCAGAAGTCTCATTCTTTGCGTATGCGGTGACTGTTCCTGAAATGTCAATCAACAACCCTCGTCGTGCGACACCATTCGTCGAGATTCCTGAGCCCGGCGACCATATTCAATATGGTCAAATGCTTCTGCAATTTCAGATGGATGAAGAACTGAAAACTTGGGAGTCAATCTACAACTGGATGCTCCAAATTGGTTTCCCTGAAGCATATGAACAATTCGCTGCTGGTCTTGTTGACCCACTCGGCGACTCACCAGGCACAGTAAAGAACTTGACAAGCGACATCACTGTCACTGTCTTGGACAACCACAAGCGTCCAAAGGTGAAGTTCACATTCCATGATTGCATTCCCGCAAGCCTGTCGAACCTTGAGTTTGACTTGAACGGCGACACTGAACCAATGATTATCAGTGCTGCCTTTGATTATTCGTTCTACACTATGAGCAGAAATGTAGCCTAATGTCAAAAGTCATTATAGAATATAAAGACCAATCGTTCGCGTCCATTACAACTGAGCCGTCGATTCGTCGTGAACTGAAAGAACACTTTACATATGAAGTTCCAAATAGCAAATGGCATCCTCAAGTTCGTGCTGGCTTGTGGGATGGTCGCATGTCTCTTTACGGGGCAAAGTCTGAAATCTATCTGGGTCTTGTCCCACGAGTCGAAGATTTCTGCAAGACACATGGCTACGAAATTGTCGTCACGAAGAAGATGGATGAAATCTTCAACGACCATTCAGTTTCTGGAGCAGAATTCTTTGAGTGGACACAAGGGCTGAACATCACCTCTGACGGTGAACGCATCTATCCTCGCGATTATCAGCTCGCCCTCGCATATAAAGCTCTTCGATACAAACGTGGAATCTTCAAGTCTGCGACTGCGACAGGAAAGTCGTTGGCTCAGTATCTCATCTGTCGTCACTTGATGGATGTCACAAAGATTGAAGGCAAAATTCTGCTTCTCGTTCCAACGACCAACCTCGTTGAACAGATGTACACTGACTTCGCTGACTACAGCGCGCAGGACGACACGTTCTTCGCATATCCATCAATGAGCAAAATCTACTACGGAAAAGACAAGAGCTACACGAAGAAGATTGTTGTCTCGACATGGCAATCATTGCAGAAAATTGGTAAGGGGTCAGAGGCGTTCCCAGCTGAATGGTTCGAACAGTTTGACGCAATCATCGTTGATGAAACCCACACTGCTGAAGCAAAAGAAATCAAACGAATTCTCGAGTTGTGCACAAACACGAGATATCGCATTGGCGTTTCAGGGACCATTAAACATGACGCCTTGAGTCTTGCAACCTTAGAGGGGTTGATTGGTCCACTGACCGTCATTCAAACAACGAAACAAGCAATGGACGCAGGGCACATTGCACAGTTGAATTTGAAGGGAATCGTTCTCGACTATCGTCACAGGAAGGAAATTCCTGACGTCAGCGACTATCACGACGAAATTGACTTCATCGTTTCCGACGAAGCACGAAACAACTTCATCGCAAATCTTGCTGTGAGCTTGCAAGGAAACACACTCATCTTCTTCAACCTAGTTGATAAACATGGGCGTCCTTTGTATGAGCGAATCAAGAAGCTCGTTGATGGCTCTCGAAACGTCTATATCGTTGATGGTGGAGTTGATGTCGATGACCGCGAAGTCATCCGCCAAATCATCGAGCGTGAGACTAACGCAATCATCCTCGTCTCATATGGAACATCACAGATGGGAACGAACTACAAGAACGTTCACAACGGAATCTTTGCAGCGTTCTCAAAGTCGATGGTTCGTGTATTGCAAAGCATTGGGCGTGGACTGAGAAAGACGAAGACGAAGAGTGAATTCAATCTGTTCGACTTGGCTGACAACATTGATGGAAAGAACGCATCATATCGCCATTTGAAGGAGCGCAAAGAGATTTACTCTGAAGAAGGCTTTGAAATGAAGGTTATCAAAGTGAATCTTTGATTACACTCACAGAAACCTGTATATTGAATACTGTCGATTTGGCAACATTCAAAAGGAAATTACGATGAAGAAACTGTTTTACATTATCGCCCTGACACTGGGCTTGGTTGGATTCGCTCAAGCGAGTTCGTTCGAAATTGGTGCAGGTGCCACCACAAACAAGGTTCAACACGGACAAAGCATCTCAGCACGTGGCTTCAGCGCCAACCTCAACGCAACCGGAAAGACTGACGTCGGCATTGCAGCACAATATGGACTCGACACAGTCTCTATCGTCGGCAATGGCGCGACATTGCAACACACAGTTGCAGTGAGTTACGGAACAACATTTGCTGATACGGTCGGTGTGGTTGCTGGAGTTCGTGAGCGTCTATATACTGGCGGTGCAACTACTGTTGCTGCAAGTACATTGAACTACGGTGAACTCTTTGCTGGTGCAACTGCATACGGTTTGACTGCTGAAGTTCGCAGCGAGAAGCAGAGCAAGAACTTGGGTGTTGAAGTCGGATACAAACATTCCGTCGCCCAGAATTGTGCTGCTCATGCAGGGTACGAATACATCAACTATGGAAATTCGCCGACAGTCTATCACGGCTACCAACTCGGTGCTGATTATTCCATCGCGAAAAACCTGACAGCTTCCCTCGACTACACGCACGCCGGCAAAGCAATTTCTGGCTCGAAGTTGCCGAACCAAGTTGCAGTTTCTGTAGCCTACCTGTTCTAACCAAAGGGGCTTCGGCCCCTTTCTTTACAGT